ATGGGGTTCAAGATGCCCGTCAAACCGCTCGTAACCGTCAATGCGGTTATACCCCTGCAAGCCAAAGACTTGCTCGAAGTTGACGCATTCCAGCAATGCGCCATTCGCCATGGTGATTGGCGAGTCAATGAGGTCCAATCCGCCATTGAGCGGAAGATACTTGACCTCTGTCGTCATGCCAGCGCCCCACCGAATTGAATGTTGTCACACTGATCGTTCTGGAGAGAAGTCATCCAGCGGCGCAACTGAACAGCGGAGTCCTGATACACCCCTGCCGCTTCATCATGGGCAGCGTAGTGGTTCAGTGCGTAATAGACGATCAACTGATGATACCGGGTCGGCATGATCGGAATGTCCGTGTTTGCCGCCAGGACTTGCGGGTTCCGGTAATACTCAAACTCCACCTGATACAAATCAGACGGGATCGGGTTGAGCAAAATCTTGTTATCCGGTGTCCATGTGTAGGAGTTAGGACGACCATTCGTCGGCGTGATGTTCAGGTACATGGACCTGAATGTTTCGTAATCCACGAAGGTTAGCGGAATCTTGACCTGTTCTGCCGGAAGGCGGCAGGTCACGGAGTCCAGTTCCAGATTGCGAAGGTCGAACCCCAATCCAATCGGGTCATAGGTACGATCTCCGATCACGCAGGACATCAGCCCATCGTTCTTCCACATGAACCGCCAATAGCGTTGGGACTCCTGAATATCCACCCAGGAGTTTTTAACCCAATTGACAATCTTTTCGTCCATCCCGACCTGTCCAGTGACGCCAGCCGGTCCGGTTCCGGATAGTCCAGCCTCACGGCGGACATCCTTGCACAGATCGAGAAATGAACTCATTGATTAGCCTTCCTGCATTACCTTGGTCAGCCACTCAAAACCCTTCGGATTGTCGTCACGGAGGACGCTAAAGGGATATTTGGAACGGGTGTATCGCTGAATGCGATTCATCGGGTTCTCATCATTGGTATTCCCCGTTTCCGTGGTGATGTCATCCGGCTTGCACCGGGCAATCACTTCAACGAACTTGCGTTTCAGGGTATATGGAACGCCAACGGGAACCCACTCACAGACGCCTTGCACATAGAAGTCAATCTGCTTCGGTGCAAACTTGTCGCTCGAATGCTCAAGACGGATCGTTACCGGCTCCTCGGCAAAGGCCAAGGCTTCGGCATAAGTCATATCGACAGGACCATCCGGCAGGGCAATCTCCTCAGCATCCCGTGTAAATACCCCGTCCGTAGGGATAAGAATGTCGGGCTTCTGGCCGATAAGCATGTCAGACGTATGAACTTCACGACGACCACGACGACTCGGCTGGTTGGATGCATCCATTTGATATTTCTCCTCAGAAATGAAAAAACCCGCCGAAGCGGGTTGTGTCTTGCTTTGTTACGTCAGCCGGTTAGGAAACCTGCGGACGTGATGGCAAAACAAAAACATCAGTGAAAGAATATGTCATCCCAGATACACCGGAGAGGTTGCTGCCGCCAAAGGTAAAGGTGCCAGACAGGGTAGAGCCACCCTTGAGGACCAGATAGCCAATGGGACAGACCGTGCCGGGGATGGTCGGGAAGGCAGGCGACTTGATGAAGTTGCCGGAAACATCCAGCGACTCAATCGAGCCTTGGGAGCATTTGATATTGCCGCTAGCGTCCAGACCATAGACAACCACAGTACCTTGATTGGCGACGATGCCGGGGAAGGCAAGGCCAGTCGTTGCATCGGTAGTGGGAGTCGCTGCGTTGCTGGCGGTTGCCTTGCGATAGGCTTTGCCATCAATGCAGAAGTCTGTTTGGTTGGCGACGGTAGAGGTGGTGGTAGTACCAGCAGCCAAGCCAGCCTTACCAGTGGCAAAGGTCGTGCCGTTCAGTGCGATGTATTCCATTTGTCTTTCTCCTGATTACTTGACAATCACAGCGTCAAACAACGCGGTGTAGTTCGTGTCGGTAACGCCTGCATCGGCGTCAAGTTTTGCGGTCACAACCCGGATGCCGTCGATCATTGCGTTCAGGACTGCAAGCAGTTCTTGGCGCTCAGAAGCCACGGGAAGTTGGTTGATGCGCTGGATGATTTTTTCAGTAGCCATGTTGGTTCCTCGTTAAAGCGGGGAAGGTTTCCCCTCCCCGTTCATCATCACAGTGCCTTGGCACCAACGTTGCCCGTGGCGACCCAACCGTTGTTCTCGATCATTACCGCCTTGTACCAAATGGTCCCGGCGTAGCCACGCTGACCGTGCGGGTCAGACTTGGACTTCTGGCCCGGAGGCAGGAAGGTCGGATCGAGAGAATCCACGCCACGCACAGCGATCTGCGACCACGCATCCTGAGCAGCCACGATGAACTGATAAACATCGGGGTTGGTGCCAGTGGTGGAATACAGGCCGTAGGTGGAAGCGGTGACGGAGGTTGCAGCGTCTTGCAGCGCCGGAAGGTCCGGAGAGGTGACGAAGCGGAAACGCTCACACTTGCCGATTTCGTTGGGCATCGGCGTACCGGAAGCGTACTTTTCAGCCGGGACGAAACCGGGAAGATCACGAATATCCGGCTCCAGATCGGTATGGCAATACACCACATAACCGGCAGCAACCGGGTCAGTGGCGAAGCTGCCAGACGCTCTCAGGACGGAAGTGACCGGCTTGCCGTGGTTGGCTTGCAGACCCTTGGTGATCTTGCGGATCAGGTTGAGGGTGATTGCACCATTCACGGTTGCGCGAGTCGTACCCGTGCCGCCGTAGTATTGATTGGTGCCAGCCTTCAGTGCGCCATAGACAATCATTTCATTGACCAGGGCGACACGCTCACCGATTTGCTCCTTCTGTGCCTGAGGGATGTCATCCTCATACATATCGTAGGTCTTGTCGGTGAAGCCATACAGGCAGGAATACTGCTGAATGACCACGCTGATGTCCATCGGAACGATGCTGTCCGGGGTCGGGGTGACGCCTTCCGTCACAAGATGCGCCTGGGTCAAGGTGTTGGCACGATCACCCGTACCGTTCTGGAAGAAGACGTTCGGATTGGCAGCGGTTGCGCCATACGGAACCCAGCGACGGGCAACGTAGGTATCAGAAGAATTCTTCGGCATCTTGACCTGACGGCCACCTTTGGCGAGAACTTCTTGAGGCACGGCGTGTTTCAAAATTTCTCCCTTGAAGCGATTTATACGCCCCGCTGTCAAATTAAAAGATTGCATACTCATAATCAATGCTCCTTAAAAAGCAAAAACCCGCGCTATGCGGGTTGAATTGGTTGTTGATACTTCGGATTTCTTTTCCTTGCTTTTGCCGATGCAGACATCTTTGCTCTGCTCAACTCGGATGGTTTAATTCCTTTTTTTGAAGCAGACATTTTTGCCTTGGTTTCGGCGGAATGTGGCATCCGCTTTTTTCCAATTTTTGCATCTCTCATTTTTTGCTTCTGCTCATCCGTCATCTTTCGACCACGCATAGCTTCGGCGTACTTGGCAACATGCTCGGGAGATTTTTTAACACCCTTCTTTGCATCAGACATTCGCTTTTTTGTTTCTTGCGAATGCTTAAATCCAAGAAGGCTGCCTGCCGTTTTTGATATGTTGTACCCATCAATCGCAGCATTTGTAATGTCTAGCCACACTTGCTCTCTTTGCAAAAGCATTTGCTCGTCAGCAACGCCTTCAACAACACGGAAATCAAAAACACTTTCTCCGTGCTTATCCCAAGAACGCTGTAGCTTTACGCTGTGGTGTTTGCCTCGGACTAGCATTCTTTTATGAGCAGCTAGTCTTTTCTCAACAACCGTTGCGCTTCCGACATAAATCTTCCCATTTACCAAATTACGAATCTGGTAAATACAACTGCAAGGAAAGTCCATTTAATTACCTGAGAATCCAGCCTCGAAGTCATCGATCTCGGATCGGGTTCGACTTGCGTTGCCAGAGCTTTTTGGTGCGACGGCTGCTTCCAGTACGGACTGCCGTTTCGTGTTTGCCTTCGGTTTTTGAGCGGACTTGAATTCGTCAATGGCATCGCCAATGAAATCTGCGTCCCAGGTGTCGGAAAGTTGGCGGACAAACTCCTCCGGCTTCTTTCCAAGCCACTCTTGCCATTCCGGGGAGGCAGTGACATTTCGCCAGTCACGGTGCTGACGGGTCAGCAGACGGACTTCGATCTGTTTGTTCTGCGCTTCCTGAAACGTATCGAGTGCCGGATTAAGTCGCTGGTCGATAATCGACGGATCGAAGTTCTGCCCTGTCCCACGCATCTTTGCTGCGGCTTTGTTGATCGCAGACCGAACACCATTCGCAAGCTCAGGAAAGTCCTTTAGCTCGGCAATGTCTTCATCTGTAATCTCAATAGCCTGCCCTTGCGGGGTTTCTGCCTGCTTGCGTTCAAGCATTTGCTGAACGCCTTGCTGCAAGCCGCCGATCTTTCCGAATGCGGTATCGAACAATCGCTTGTTCTCTGCACGCAAATCGTTCATCTGCTGGCCGTAAGCCTTTAGTTCATCCACCTCTTGACGAGACAGTTGAACGTACTCAACAGGGGTTTCTTCTTGCTGGACCTCTTCCTGAACTACTTCCTCTGCATCCGGCGTTGTCGTCGCTGCAATGGTTTCGTCACCAGAAAAGCCAGCATCGAGGTCGGCAGTAAAATCCTCACCATTCTCGACAGCTACTTCTTCGCTCATTTCTTCCTCCAGAAAACAAAAAACCCGCACTTGGCGGGTAGTGGTAGCAACCGGCGATGTCGTCGGTTGTTGCTTCTATCGTCAGCTTTCGCTGGCGACGATTAGTTAATGATTGGCTGCTCTTTAGTCATAGCGAGGAAGGACTTGACTTCGGATATGCGGCCTCTCAGTTGGGCGGTTTCCATTTCTGTCTGCGCCCGGTCATTAATTTCACGCAACTGCTGCAAGCGGTTGGTGTAGTGTTCCTCCAGCTTTCGCCAGAGGTCAGTAAGCTTTTCGCCTTCGGTCAGGGTCATCGTTGATACGCTTGACCATCAGGAGCGCGACCAGCAGGCTCCACCAGGGGAGTAGCGATCTGCGGCGTGTGGTGTTTGTGCAAATCCATTGCGCCGGCAGCAGCAGCCAGTTCCTTCTGGACGTTCAGCTTCATGCTGTCCCTAGCCAGTTGAACCTTGGCTTCTTCAAGGGAAATCTTCTGCTGAGTGGAATACTTGAGAATCTCGATCTCGCGCTTGACCTGCAATTCCTGCATACGCAGTTCAGCATCGATCTGATTCCGCTGGCTCTGAGAATTCACAAGTACAGTGTCACGATCCGTATCAACCTTGATGCGGGTCTGCGTCGTCATGTTCTCCATCTGCGCAATTTCACGCTCAAGCGCAATTTCGGCTTGGGTCTTCTGCATGTCAGCCCGTAGCGTAGCCTGGACCTTCTGTGCATCGGCTTGAGCGCGAATCTTCGCTGCCTGAACTTGCGGTGCTTCGGGAGGAGGCTGCTGCGCCATCTTCGCCATGTCTTCTTCGGAATACTGGATGGTGCGAGGATCAAGACGCTTGGTCTTCAAGAACTCACCGAACCACTTCTTAGGATCGGCACCGAAGGCAGGATTGATAACCATCGTTCCCATCATCTGTAGGGTCTGGTCTTGAATCGCCCGTTCCACCATCGCAATCGAACCGTGCGTGTTGATCTTGAAGTCACCCTTCTCATCATCAGGGACGCTAGGATCAAGCAGCAGGTATTCGTAACTCTGCTTTACGACTGGATCGGTGATGTAGTCATCAAACGCATAGCCAATCGTGCGCAACAATTGCATTGCGTTGTTGTTCTGTAGCTGTGTCGCGCCGTAGGTTTCCGGCGTTGTCGGACCTGTCTGGCCCTGCGTCACCAGCGGAATGGAAGTCGATTCCTCGGCTAGTGTCATTGCATACTGGATGATCGACTGCAACTGCGGAGTGATGTTCGGAATCTCGAAGATGGCGAAGGCTTTGCGGACATCATCCGTCACTGCATCCGCCGACTTGTACCAGAGTTTGTCCGGAACAATGTTGGAGTTTCCATCGGCAGGGATGATCGATCCTTGGTCAATCACCACCTGAGAACCGGCAGACTTCCCGGCGTTGTTCAGCATGGCACGAGTCGCAGCAGTGACAATGCGCTGCGGGATGCGGACTTGCTCACCCACACCAACCCCTGCCCAGTGACCAGAACGGCGTTGCCAAGGGACATTGTGGTACGGGAAATCCCCAGATTCCAGCGGGTTGATGACGGCTTTGATAACCGTGTCATTGACCAGCGTGACAATCGCGTGAATGTCTTCCAAATCCTCTGGCAGATCATCCAGCCCTACCGTTTGCGCGACTTCCAAATCCTTGCGGGAGACAGCGCCATAGAAATACCAGATTTCGTAGGAGTGCTTCTTGTCCTTGTCGTTCGGATTGGTGCCTTCGGTGTTGCGCTTACCCGGACCTTCTTTCAGAACCTTATTGATCTGGTCCTTGAGATAGCCAGGATGCTTACGAAGTCCCTTCAATGTGCGAGGAGAGATGAAATCCCGCTCCAGAAGGTAATCCCCTAGCTGGATGTTCTCTCCGCAAGCCGGATCAGGAAAGATATTCCACGGATCGACCCACTTGTACTTGGGAACAATCTTCTCAACGATCTGCAATGCGCCTTCTTTGTAGGCTTTGCTTAGTTGAAGATCGGGGAACGGACCCTTTAGAACACCAACACCGATCCGTGCCGTGTCATGGATGACCTTGCGCATCTCGCCTGGGTAATTCGACTCAACCATCCAGTCATAGATGCGAGTCTCAGCCCGTTTCGCTGCTTCCTTGGCCTGTTCTTCAAGCTGTTTGTTCGGATCAACCTGACCCATTGACGGTTGCGGCGGGAAGGCTTGTTGAATAGACTTCCCTAGTTCTTCCTGCTTCGGCGTCGGCTCGAAGTGAAACGCCTTGTCATCAATCGGCAGCAGGATTTCGCCAAGCTTTGCTGCGCCAGCATCGACATAGCGGGAAGTCAAACGGGGATATACGGTAGATCGCGCTCCGCTGTCCTGATTTCTCATGCCGGTATATACCGGACCGTCAATCGTCGTCGGCTTTGCCCATTTCGCACCGGCAAACTCGTGCCGGTTCATGTCGTCGATACCTAGATACGCCTCTTCGCACTCGTTCCAGACGGTTTCAATGCCAGACGACAGGCGACCTTGTACCGCTTCTGAACGCTTCTGCGACATGGTGATCCCAAGCGCCTCAAGCTGTTCTTCGGTATCGACCTCCTCCTGACGGAGCATGTCTGCGATTTCGTCAGGCAGCATGTCCATCATTTCAGCGGTCATGGTCGTTTTGTTCATAAATCTCCAGGCAAAAAAATACCCGCCTCAATGGACGGGTTTTCTGGACGCAATGCGTCCCGCGTATTGTGTCAAACTATTTTACAAAGCGCAAGCAATAGTTATTTACTATCGCCTGCCCATTCGTCTTGCGAAATTTATCCAGTCAGAAACAGTCTGCACGATGCTCATCAGCCATGACTGCTGACTGAAAGAAGCCGTGCTGAATGATCTATCGTCAAACACCGCCGCGCCACTTATCGGATTCGATGCCGGTTCCGAGAACATTTGTGCTGTTCATCTGCTTGACATCAGCAGCAGCTTGCGAAGGTGCTTCGTCTTCGGGCTAACCGCCCCTGCATGAAACAGCCCTCCGTCAGTCGATTGCCGCAACGGCACGAATGCGCCAGGGGTTCCGATGTAGTAGTTCGGCACCGGATTGCCTGGAGACATGGACAGGTCAAACCAAATCCCCGCCGCCGTGGTCTGCGTCGGCTGCTTTCTCCATGACGAGACACGACCTTCTGCCTCTGCCATCTGACGGATGTTAGCGAAGCCCATCAATCGACCTCTTCGACGTACTCAACCGGAGCAGACGGGCAAGCG